AGGAGAGAAGAATGGGGAAAGTAAGAAAAAGAAAACCATCTATCTATTACAAGACAGAAATGGTTAAGATTAAAGATGACATAGTTTGGCGATCTGTAGAAATGCCTAGTAAACTTGTGTTAAAAGAGTCTTTCTTTGAGGAAGATGTAAAGAAGTTAACAAAGTTTCAGAATAAACATAAGACGTTTGGCATATTCGGGTTCCCACCTTTCTTTGATTGTAGAGGTGAAAAAGAGAAGATGTTAGATAGAGGTAAGACAAATTATAATTCTCCTGCCAGAACTAGAGGCAGAAGCCGTGCATAAATATATGTATGGCAATAACAAACACACCAGAAGCTGAAGGAGCACAAGCAATGTTCTGCTACATAGCAGACATGTTAGGTGCTAAAAAAACTAAAACTGAATTTGCACCTTATATCAATAAGGCAAAAGATTCAAGTGAGTTTTTTGACATTTATAAATCTATAATAAATTCAGGATACACATCAGGTGCTGTTAAAACAGAAAAATCAAAAGACACTATTATAAGATTTATTGAAAAAAATAATGATTGGTTCATGTCATCATTAAAAATAGCACAATACTTAATTACAGAAATAGATGATTTTGTATCTAAAAAATTTGCAAAGATACAAGCACCTAAAGCACAAGGTTTGTTTTACAAACATGGTGATGATGAAGTTATGGACGGCATGTCAAAATTATTTAAGTCAGCAAACGAAGAATATAAAAAAGCAAAAGGTTCACCTTTCTTTGGAAATATAAACAAGTGGTCGCCTGCTGACATCTATTTTGCGACAGCTAAAGCAAAAAAAGAAATTAGAAAAATGGTTGATAATCCAGAAACTAAAAAGAATAACTTAAAGTTTTCTGTATTAAATACAAGTATAGGTAAGATGATAAAAGATGGTGAACTATTACCGTTATCACTTAAACAAGTTAAAAGAGATGTTGTTCTTAAACAAGTTAATTTTAGTAGAAAAGCTGAAGAAGAACTATTAGCAGAAACTTATGCTACAGGTGTTAAACCTTATAATGTTATGCAAGGTAGCTTTAAAACAGGACCTAAATTATTTAAGTTTGATGTACCATATTCAAAAGGTAGAGAAGGCTATAGGGACATACGTGCAAAAATAAAATCAGGTAAATATACTGGTGATTTACAATTTAGACATACACCTGCTAGTAATGGTAGACCATCACAAGGATTTAAGGTTGTTTTAAAATATGATGGTGCGTCAGCACTTGGTGGTCAGGTCACTTCTTTTCCTATATTAGTAGAACAAATTAAAATCAACGATCCTGAATTTGCAAAGAAGATGGCAGAAACATTTAAAAAAGGTTATGTAGAATTTGAAAAGGCAATGAAATTATACAATCAATTCGGTGGTGGTAATATGAGATATAAACCACCTTCAAATGTAAAAAATAAAAAAGAACTAAAAGACAAATTTAATGATGATGTTGGGGCTATATCTGCTTTAACATTAATGAATCCTTTAAGAAAAGTAATATCCGATTACTTTAAAAGACCTAGTGAAAAAACGCATAATGTAATGAGAACAATTTTTGCATATGTGGCTTCCAGAACAATCAACTCCTCACCATTTGTTATTGCAAAAGATTAATACTTATAAATAGTATTGTAAGTAGTGATTTATTAATGGAATATAGTGATTTTTCGCTTGACAAAGGCGTAATTTTTTGATATAATGGGTATAGTGGAGAGATATGTATAGTTTTAAACAATACTTAAATGAGGCAAAAAACACTCATTTAGAACATTTAGAAGACGAGATTATTAATAACGGATACCAAGGTGGTGTCAATGCTGTAGAGTTTCTTAAATCTATAAGAAACATGTTAGTAGGGTCCTCACGTAGAAAATTAAACGTATCTGTTAAATGGGATGGTGCACCTGCTGTATTCTGTGGTGTCAATCCTGAAAACGGCAAATTCTTTGTCGGTTCAAAATCTATATTTAACGTAACTCCCAAAATCAATTACACACAAGCAGATATTAGAAAGAACCACGATGGTGGTTTAGCAACTAAACTATCTGTATGTTTAAAAGAATTACCAAAATTAGGTATACGAGGTGTTGTACAAGGCGACTTGTTGTTTACACCTAACGACTTAAAGTCGGTATCTATAAGAGGTGAGGATGCTATCGCATTTACACCTAACACTATAACATACGCTGTACCCGAAAATACTGATCTTGCTAAAAAAATTAAGAGAGCTAAACTAGGTATCATTTTTCACACTACTTACAATGGCAGAAAAATGGCTAATTTAAAGGCGAGTTTTGGCGTCAATGTAAATCGTTTTACAAAGACGCCTTCAGTATTTTTTGATGACGCAAGTTATAAAGACTCTTCAGGTGTTGCTACGTTTACAACAACTGAAAACGAACAATATGATAGTATGTTAAGAATGGCTATGGGATCATTAGGCAAAGGTAAAAAAGTTTTAGACATGTTAAAAAGACAAACTAATTTATTGTCTGTAGGTGCTAGATTAAAAATATATTTCAATACTATGATTAGACAAGGTCAAACTATTGCAAATGTAAAAAACATACAAAAAGATTTTAGAAAGTATTATGCACAAGTATTAGATGACGAAGCGTCAAAGAAGAAAACTGCTAATGCAAAACAAAAATATGCTGATATAAGAAATGCAGGTTTAAGATTTATTGATAGTAATGAAAACGAAATATACTTTGCGATTGCAAGTTATGTAACGTTACAAAGAGTTAAAACTTTTCTTGTAAGTAAGATGAATCAAATAAAATCTATTGGTACATTTTTACAAAAAGGTAATGGGTTTGTAGTAACAAATCCTGAAGGTTATGTTGCTGTAGATAGAATGGGCAACGCAGTAAAATTAGTAGATAGACTAGAGTTTAGTACCGCAAACTTTACTTTGGCAAAGAACTGGATTAAAGGATGAAAACTTTTAGAGATTTTATATTTGAAAAATTAGGTCGTACAAGAATTATTATATTAGGTGGACCTGGTTCAGGTAAAACAACTTATACTGAATATCTAATTAAACACTTTGATATTACACATATCTATCCAGGTGGCATGTTAAGAAAAGAAATAGAAAAAGGTAGTGAGATAGGAAAGATTGCAAAAAGTATTGTTGATAGAGGTGAGTTTGTTCCTAATGAAATAGTATTAGATTTAATTAAAAACAAAGTAGAACAATCGCCTAAAGGTTATGTACTAGATGGTTGGCCTAGATATATGCAACAAGTTGAAGACATGGAAAAGAATGAAATAGGTTATGACTATTCAGTATTTTTAGATGTAAGTACCGAAGAAGTAATGAGAAGATTACTTGCAAGAGGTAGAGCAGATGATACGGAAGAGATCATAGGCAATAGAATAGAATTGTACAAAAAAGAAACAGGTCCTGTAATAGAATATTTAAGAAAGAAACCAGGATTTTTAGAAATAAAAGCAGAGGGTGGTACACCTGAAGATACTGCTAACGAAATTATAAGAAGAATAGAAAATGAAAGTAAATAGTTTTATACAACACTTATCTGAAGGACTTTACGATCCAGGTATATTCAAAGCCTTTTTTCTTGCAGGTGGTCCTGGGTCAGGTAAAACGTTTGTTACATCTAGTGCCTTTGCAGGTAGTGGTTTAAAATTAGTTAATTCAGATGTTGCATTTGAAAGAGGATTAAAAAAGGCAAACTTATCTTTAAGTATGCCAGATGAAGAAACATATTTTAGAAACATAATAAGACAAAGAGCAAAAACATTAACTATATCACAATTAGATAAATATGTAGATGGAAGACTTGGTTTAGTTATTGATAGTACTGGTAGAGATTACGATATGATTTCCAGACATCATAACATGCTACAACAAATGGGTTACGATTGTTACATGGTATTTGTGAATACAAGTTTAGAAGTTGCATTGGCAAGAAATGCTAGACGTGAAAGAACTATACCAGAATACATAACAACAAGTAGTTGGAATGGTGTTCAAAGTAATATGGGTAAGTTTCAAAGACTATTTGGTATGAGTAATTTTATCGTAGTTGATAACAATAAGTCAGATTTAGAATTGACAACGCTTACAATGAATAGAGTAAGTAAAGTAGTAAGAAAATTTATAAGATCGCCTGTATCAAATTATAGAGCGAAACAATGGATGAAAAAGGAATTAGAGGCTCGTAAAAGATGAGATTTAAAAAGTTTAACGATATAGAAAATATTAGGCACGCTAAGGTAGAAGAAAAGCCTATTAAAAACTATACAGGTAATATAAACGAGATAGATTGTCCTACGCCTAGTAAGAACACATCAGCTGCAACTAAAAAAGAAATGGTTGAAATGCAAGGTATGTTCAAACAAAGAAATAAAGCGATTGAACAATCAGTAAAAAACCACGATCCTAAATCACAATACGCTATAGAAAAATATTTAAAAGATAATAATTTAGAGTTAAACAAAAACGATACAGATAAGATTGCTGAAACAGGCGCTGCTATTGCTAAAAAACTAAAGAATAAGTTTGAAAGAGCAAGACCATATCAAGTTGCAGAAGCTACAGGCATGACGTTTAATATAATGCCTTTAGAGTCTGATAGTATGAAGACGCCAGCATACCCTAGTGGTCACTCTTTACAAAGTAGATTGATTGGTGAATACTATGCAGAAAAATATCCTGATCATAGAGAAGGCTTGATTGACGCTGCTGATGAATGTGGTATGGGTAGAGTATATGCAGGTTGGCATTATCCTTCAGATCACAACGCAAGTGTTAAATTAGCAAAAGAAGTTTATCCTAAAATTAATTTAAATAGAAAGTCTTTAAAAGAAAGTATAATTGATATACCTAGAAAGACATATGCAAGAGGAGTATTTGATAAAGCAGATACACCTAATCCAGTATTAAAACCATCTGTTAAGAAAATGGCATTAGATGGTATAAAGACATTTGAAAAATTTGGTAAAGTAGTTAAATATACACTAATCGGTAGTATATTAACAAAACAATATAGGGCTGACGCAGACCTTGACATTAATATCTTATTTGATATACCTGGTTCAAAAGCAGAACAAGAAAAGGTACATGATGAGATTAGAGAATATCAAGCAGAAATAAATGGTAAGAATATACCAGGCACAGAGCATCCTATCAACTACTTTTCCATCATAGATCCTGTAACATTTAATAAGGCAAGGGACATGGCTGATGGTACTTTTGATATAGACACTAACAAGTGGATCAAAAAACCAGAACCTGGCACCTTTGAACCTGAAAAATACGTTACGGATTTTCAGAAGCGTGTTTCTGAAATAGATGTTGTTAAAGGTGAATTAGTACGAGATATGATTGATTATGAGGAACTAAAAGATTTAACAAACGCAGATATAGAAAACTTATCTGGATTAGTTTCTAAAAAGTTAGCTGAGATTAAAGATTCTATTAACACTCTAATTGATATTGGTGACAAGACTATTGCAGACCGAAAGGATGCTTTTAGTATAGATATGTCACCAGACGAAATCAGAAAGTTTGGTGTTAAAAACCGACTTCCGAAGAATGTGATTTATAAAATGTTAGAAAAGTATCATTATCTCAAATTTTTCAAAAAGTTGAAAGAGATTATGGAAGATGGTAAAATATCGCCAGACGAACTGAAATCATTATCAAAAATAAAAGAGGCCAAAGGTAGATCAATAGCATTTACCTTTGGCCGTTTTAACCCACCTACAATAGGACACGAAAAACTTATTAACAAAGTGGTACAACAAAGAACAGATGACTACAGAATTTATTTAAGTAAATCTGAAGACACATCTAAAAACCCATTGAATGCTAGAGTTAAATTAGCAACAATGAAACAAATGTTTCCTAGACATGCTAGAAACATAATGTTAAACCCTTCAAATATGATATTAGATATTGCTACTGAACTATACAAAAAAGGTTATTCTAATGTTACGTTTGTTGCAGGTTCAGATAGAGTAAGAGAATTTGATACTATCTTAAAAAAATACAACGGCGTTAAGAGCCGTCATGGTCTATATGACTTTGATAGTATAAATGTTGCAAGTGCTGGTGAAAGAGATCCAGACGCTGATGGTGCAACAGGTATGAGTGCTAGTAAAATGAGAGCAGCCGCAAAAGATAAAGACTTCAATACATTTAAAAAAGGTCTACCGTCTGGCTTTGCTAACTCAAAAAACGCACAAGATTTATTTAGAAATGTAAGAAAAGGAATGATGTTAGCAGCTTCGTATGAAGTGGGCGAACTAAAATTTAAACCATTTGTAACTGCCTCTACGTTAGAGGAGTTAAACAAGATGACATTAAGGGACAAATATATTTCAGAGCATTTGTATGATGTAGGAGATATAGTTGATGACGTTGAAACAAACGTTACTGGTGTTATCATAAGAAGAGGTACAAACTATGTTACCTTGGAAGACGAGGATATGAAATTACACAAATGTTGGTTATACAATATCATGGAAACTCCTGTCTATCCAGTAAAATTAGAGGAAAGATCAATGAAGTTAAAAGAGAAAAGAAAGAATCCGTACGATAAAGAAACAGATCAACCTAAAAAATACGTTAAAGGTTTAAGCGATAAAGATAAGAAAGCACACGATAGACATTTAGAAAAACAAGGTAAAAAGTCTGATAGTGATAAGTCTGCTTATGTACAATCGCCTGCTGATAAGAAAGCAAAAACTAAAACAAGTAAACATACAAAACGTTTCAAACAAATGTATGGTGAGTTAAAGACAAAGAATGAAAGAGAACCTCAACATAGAGGTAACGAATTTAATGACACAGGAATGCCAGAGTCTTACGATATAGGACATGACTATGCGAAATATACATCTTCAATAACTCCAGGTGAAAAACACTACAAATCTACTTTTCAAGGTACTTCATATACTCCAAGCAAACATAGTGATAATTTAATCAATATTAACGCTGAAAAGGATAAAGAGATGAATAAGAAAGTTGAACTAAAAGATATAGAAGAATGGGCAACTAAAGAAGAAACTATTAATAAATATAAGGAAAGATATGGAGAAGAATGGCAATCTAAAATTGAAGAAACATATAACAAGATGTTCAATAAAGTGATTGACACAAATACAAATATGCAAGAAGGCAGAATGAAAGACATCGCTATAGACCTTATGAGTAAAGAAAAAGGTGGACTAGACGCAGAGGAATTTGAAAGAAAATACAGAAAATCTAAAGCAGAGATGAGAAAAGAATTAGGCGCTTCTGAAGGTTTTAAAATGTCATTTAAAGAATTTGCTGAGGATGTAAATGAGTGGGGAGTATTACCATCTACAATTACTGAAGCACAATACCAAGGCAAAACGGTCACACTTAATAAACCTGTAAGAGGTGGCACAAAGAAATTTTATGTTTATGTAAAGAATGAAAAAGGTAACATAATAAAATTAGGGTTCGGTGATCCCAATATGGAGATCAAAGCAGATAATCCTGCAAGACGAAGAAGCTTTAGAGCAAGACACAATTGCGATAATCCAGGACCTAAATGGAAAGCAAGATATTGGAGTTGTAAAAAATGGTAACAAGATATAGACAAACATGGCACTTGAACGAATTTACACTTGTTCATGTTGCAAGATGGAAAGGCAAAGATGGCAAAAGATATGCGTCACCTTTTAAAACAAAAGACTCTGCTGATAAGAAAGCAAAAGAATTAAGATCACAAGGTAATAGTGAAGTATCTGTAACACAAGATACATTAAAAGGTAACATCAAGTTTAAATCTGATAACAGTCCTGATATAAAAGGAATGCAGAAAGAAGATGTAGCAATTAATATGCTTGAGGCAATGAGTCCTGAACAAATCAAAAAATTAAAAGATAGTTGGGCAGAGATAAAATTAATGTCACCTGAAAAAGTAAAAACTTTAAAGAACTTTTTAGACAAATATTCTACAGATACATTAATGCAACTTGCACAATCAGGTATAAACTTTGTATCTAATATGGCAAGAAGTGTTGCAATGAAAAGAAAAACAGGTGATATGAAACATGCTGGTTCTATGAAAGAAGAAACAACTGATAGTGAAAGAATGGCTAAAATGAGAACTAGTCAAATGGCACTACAAACTAAATTAAGAGATTTAGATGTAGGCGACGCTAAAGATAAAACTAAAATCGCAATAGCTAAAAACGACTTGGAGAATATACAGATGAAGATGGACACACTAAAGAATAAGACACAAAAAGAAGAAGTACATCCTGCGAAAGCATTATTAGAGGCTATTGCAGCTGTAAAAAATAAAGCAGAAAAAACAGGCATGTCATATGCAATACTTAAACAAGTATATAATAGAGGAATGGCTGCATGGAAAGGTGGTCACAGACCAGGAACTACACCACAACAATGGGCAATGGCTAGAGTAAATAGTTTTGTTACAAAATCAAGTGGTACGTGGGGTGGTGCTGATAAAGACCTTGCAAAAAAAGTAAGAGGGAGTAAAAAATAATGAACAAAAAATACTTTGATACAAAGAAAGGTAGTATAGAAGAAAAAATTAATACTATTGCTACTAAACAAACTTCTATCTCAAAACCACAATCAGACATTAAATTATCTGTAGAGAAGAAATACTTTGAAACTAAATCAGGATCACTAGAAGACCTTGCAAGTAAACTTGTTGAGAGTAAATTAGATCCAGTTAACAAAGACGCTGTTAAGAAAAAGTTTGATAATAGAAAAGATAAAGACATTGACAACGATGGCGATACAGATTCTACAGACAAGTATCTTCACAAAAGAAGAGCTGCAATATCTAAAGCAACTGAAGCAGTAAGTCCTGCTCAACAAGCTGCAATTGCAATTTCTAAAAAAGAACGTGGTGAGAAACCAAAAAATGAAGCTGTAACACAAGACGATCATGGTGAAAAACAAAATGCTAAAAAAGTTAAAGACTATACAGATCCTTCAAAAGGTGAAAAGAAACCTTTTAAATCTTTAAGAGCAGAAACAAAGATGATCAAACTAGGTGATAAAGGCAAAACAGATACAGGCAAAAACGCTGCCGTAATAGACGTTGAACCATCAGCAAAACCTATCTAAATGCGACATTTTGTCAATTGACAAAAGCACTATTATATGATAGTATAATAGTATAAAGAAAACACTATGACTAAACCTATCATATATTGCGATATGGACGGAGTACTTGCAGACTTTAAAACTGGTGCTCAAAAAACTACAGGTATGTCAATCAACAAGTGGATGAATATACCATCATCTAAAGAAAAATGGGGATTGATCAAGGCAAAAAAAGACTTCTGGTCAACACTACCTTGGATGCCTGGTGGCAGACAACTCTGGTCTTACATATCTAAATTTGATCCACATATACTATCAGCATACGTAGAAGAGTCATTTGATCCTAATTGTATACCTGGTAAGACTGCCTGGTTAAGAAAAAATGCAGGCATATCTAATCGTTCAAAGGTTAATCTAGTACGAAGAAAAGAGAAGAAACTCTTTGCTAAAAGAGGTAAACCATCTATTCTCATTGATGATTATGAGAAGAATATAAGAGAGTTTGTCAATGCAGGTGGTACTGGCATACATCACACAAACACATCAAAAACAATCGCACAACTTAAAAGACTAGGCTTCTAATCTTATAAATAGTATTAGTTATATAACAATAATTAATTAATTATTTAAAGAACAGGACAGACTTTGTCCTGAATAGGAGAAACAAATATGAGCTCATGGAATATGAATGACGGTTCTGCGTTGACAGGTACTATGACTTTCACTAATGGGAATGCTGCTGTTACTGGTTCTGGGACAAACTTTGATCCTCAAGTACAAATCGGTGACGTTATCATTTCTGCAGGTGGAGTTAGAAGTAGAGTAAAAGCTGTTGCGTCTGATACTGCACTCACACTAACTGAAAATTTTAGTGGATCAACAGAATCTGGTGTAAGTGGCACAGTCACAAGACCACCAATTAATTTTCAAGGATCAAACCCTCACATAGATTCAGATGTCTATGGTGTTACTGCTGGTGAAGCAGTAGCTGCGGTTGACAATATCACATCACTACAAACTGGTAGTGTAACACTAGGAACAGTAACATCTATCGGTGGTAACACTTATAGAGGTTCTGCACCAACAGTAACAATTCCAGCACCAACAGTAAGAACTATTGCAACAGCAAAAGTTACTACTGGAACTAACTCTATTGAGATCACTGGTCACAATATGAGAACTGGAACTGAAGTTAAATACCAAGACGGTAGTGGTACTGCTCTTGCTGGTTTAGCTGACAACACATCTTACTTTGTAATTAGATCGGATGCAAACAATATTAAACTTGCTACTAACCTTTCAAATGCGAATGCTGGTACAGCAATCAACTTGACAGGTACAGGTAACAATGCACAAACACTTGAAGGTATCCAAGCAACTGCAACTGCAACTATCTCTGGTGGTAAAGTTACAGGCTACACACTTACTAACGTAGGTTCTGACTATCAATCTGCACCAACTGTAACAGTTGCTGCTCCTACTGGTTCTGGAAGTTTAGACTTAACAGACTCAGCAGTATTGATTGTGGCAGATGATGAGATTGTTATCCCATCAGCAATGTACGCTGTAATTTCAACTGGTGAACCAGTTACATACGCACAAGGTAGTGGTGGTGCTCAGGCAAACCTTACTACAACAACTGTATATTACTTAATCAAATCTGGAACAGCAAATAAAATTAGTCTTGCAACTTCACATGCTAACGCATTAGCAGGAACTAAAATTAATTTAACTGCTGTTGCAACTGGTGGTACAGCACATACACTTACTGGTGCAACTGCTGTTGCTACTGCAAGTCTTGGTTTAGGTAATGTTGCAGGTAACCAAAGTACAGAAATCGCTCACGTAGGTTGGGTTAAGAAAACTGTAGGTACAGGTGGTCGTGCAGGTAGAGTACAATACGAAACTCTAGTTGCCGCTTCAAGTATCTCTGGTGACGGTGAAGATTTATCTACACCTGACAGTTAATAATTTAAATGTATAAGGGCGCTCAAAGTGCCCTTATATATACTATATGAACAAATTGATCTAGGCAAATACCTAGAGTAGCATTCCCGAAAGGGTTAACAGGAGAAAAAAATGGCAGACAAAAAAATAACGGCATTGACCGATTTAGGTGACTCGTTAGCATCAGCTGACTTGTTTCACGTAGTGGATGACCCAAGTGGTACTCCAATCAATAAAAAAATATCAGCAGAAAATGTGTTTAACAATATACCATCATGGTTAGGTTTATCACAAGCTTCACAAGCAATTACTGCTGACGCTTCATCACAGGTTTCAGATGTAACTTCAGCAATAACTGAAATAAACGCTACATCAGCAACTGGTGCTATTTCATTAGCAGATGGCGCTGATGGGCAAATTAAGATTTTCATAAACGTATCAACTTCAGGAACAAACAATGTAGTAATTACGCCTACTAACTTACGTGGTGGCTCTACTATTACTTTGAATGCTCAAGGTGAAACTGTTATATGTTTATTTAAAAATTCAAAATGGAATGTAATCGGCGGACATGGTTTCGCAGTTGCGTAATATATTAGGAGAATATTATGGGTGTAAGTACACAAGACTTAATGAAAGAGAGATATGCTCTCAATAAATCATTTACTGATTTGAAAACGAAGATTGAAACGGTTGAGAAAGAAGTAGCAGGTATGCGTAATAATTTAAACGCTATCAATGGTGCTATGCAAATTGTTGATAAGATGATTGCTAAGGATGAGAACTTTGATAAAGCTACTGGACAACTAAATGTACCTGAAAAAGAAGGTACACATAGTAAAGAGAAGATTGATAAAGAGAGTGTTCAGGCTAGACAAATGGCGCTAGACATTGAAAGTAATCCTAAATTATTAGACATTGCTAAAAAAGAATTGTTAAAAGAGGGTAACAAATGAAAGAAGATAGGGATGGTTTTTTAGAAAACCTTGCTGACAATACACCAAATGAAGCTCAATTTGATAAATTAAAAGAAAGTGATGTAAAAGAAGTAGAAGAAGACCTTTTAGGAGGTAAATCTTTTAAGAAGTTAAAAGATCAAGTTAAACGAGGAGAAAAATGAAAACATTTAAACAACACATAAAAGAAGGCGGATCATATGGCGTTGGCACACCACACCAAACTTCAGTAGAAGATGGATCAATGGGTGCTCACAATATACATGAACCTGCAATCTTACAAAGAGTGAATGCTTTTGTTGGATCTATTGCTGATAAAGAGTATATACAGCCCGAGGCTGCTCTATCTCAATTAGAAACTAGATTAAAAACAATAGGTGTTCAGTTGAAAGACTCAATAACAATTAATGATAAAAAGGGAACTTTTGAAAGCGGATTAAGTTTTAATGGTGGTCGTTTCGGTAAAGATACTGACGGTAGTGATATAAATGATGATGGTATAACACATAAAGTTGGTAAAGAGTTAAAACTAAAAGGTAGATACGAAACATTAGAGAACGGCGCTGTTAAAGTTTATGCAGAGCTTGGCTAATGTTTGATAAGATAACAAAGAAAAACTGGTTATTTTACGCCATAAAAAACTACAATGTTCCTAATTTAGATAGTGAACAGGAGTTTTATGAAGATGTGAAAAGATTTAAGTATCTTAAACGTCTATTTCGTAAATATAGAACCACAGGTGAATTGAAAACTAGATTAGTTTTAAATCATATAATTGTATTAACAAATGTATTTGGTAATGAGGCAGCTGCGACTTTATTATTATTTAAGATTGAAAGAGAATATTGGTCTGTATTAAAGACTTTCTTACAATTCTTAAAAATAACAGACGAGAATGAGTTGCCGAATGTAAAAGTAAACAAGACTTTGTTATCAAGTTTGGAGAAAATATAATGGGACGAGCAATAGATTTATTAATAACGTATAGGGTAATTAAGATGTTAGTTACGCCTTTTGAAAAGCAACCTGCTTATGCGTTAGGTATAATTGATAAGAATGGTAAAGTATTGAGAAAATCAAAGACGTTGAAGACTGGTAAAGAAAGAGAAGCATATACTATATTACACAGATTTGTTTTTAATTTAAAAAGAATTATCAATATTATACCAGGTGGTAAATCTAAACTAGGCACATATGCTGCTGCTCTAGGTTTGTTATTAAAAGAGAGTAAAGATATTAACATGGTTGAGTTAGAGAAAGATTTATATAAACATCTTTCAGAAAACAACTTAATCAAACTAGATGATGACTTAAAAGAATCTGTAGGGTTTGACTTTTTAGAAGAAGGTAGATATATTATAACAGATCAACTTGAAGATTTAAATGGCAATACAACTGCTGAAGTAGGCGATATAGTCTATACAACAGAAAATCAAAAGCCATTTGATAATTACTTTGGTGTTAACTTGTATCACGTTATCAATGAAGATACAAAAGAACAAGTTATGGTATCTGAAGATAATATAGAAAGGATAAAACTATGATAAGTTTTAAACAATTAAGAGAAAAATGCTGGGCAGGATATCACTCCGTTGGTATGAAAAAGAAAAACGGCAAGATGGTTCCTAATTGTGTGCCTAAAGAAAGTGTTTCTTCAGATGATGATTACAGAGCAAAAAAGAAAGCACTACAAGATATTCAAAACGATCCTAAAACAATGGCTGTAGTAGGTAGAGAGAAATGGCTTAAAAGAAAAGATAAGTTAGATAAAGATTACCAAAATTTTAAAAACAAAGATAAACTAGCAGCTTCTTATGATAAAGCAATAGATCAACCAATAGAAGAAGACGCACCTGCAAATGCAGTAGGTGATGGTTCAGCAGTGGCAATGCCACCTGCACATGAACCTGGTGTACATGTAAAGAAAAAGAAAAAATCTATTATAGGTTTATTAAAAAGAGAAGATTACGATAGAGTAGAAGTAGAAAACTTAATAAACAAGATTGAATCTAACCAAGAGATAGAAGACAATCAAATCAAACCTATCACAAACAATATCAAAATGAAAAAAGACAAAGGCACTTATACTGAACAATTTGGTATGAGAGCGTTTAGATATGTTGTAGATAATCAAATTACAACAACAGTATCGGAAGAATTTAGAAACGAAGTTGCCTCATCTTTATTGGCAAAATATGAGTAAATCTTTTAAACAATTAAGAGAGTATATGAGAGGGTACGCTATAGGACCTGTTGATACATTAAAACCTATGTCATCACTAGGTGGTGCTCAATTTTCTCCAGATAGAAGATATACTGCAACAATGCCTCAATTAACAGCAACAGCAAAAGGACCAGGATTAGGAACAATTAAACCTATGGTTACTGCTGACACTAAAAGAATTCCTAGAAAATCAGGTCAGAAAGCAAAGTCTGATAAACATAGTGATTTATATACAGACGAAGACCCTAAAGGTACAATACATGGTCTAGGTTTTACTGATAAGAAAAAAGCAAAACAATCAGTAAGTAAGATAAGAGGATCAAGTAGAACTCACGCTCATAAAATGCAGGCTGCAATTGCAATGTCACAAAGAGCTAAAGTTGCAAGTCAAAGAGCAAAAGATCCTGAAAAGAAAAAAGACTTGGGACAGGCACATACAGTCTATCAAAAGTATATAAACAAAAATAAAAAGAGTAAGGACTAATATGGAACTATTAATCGCACTAGCAATGAAATTTTGGCAATGGTCAATCTTAATTGCTGTAGTAATAATAACATCTCTAATTAATTTATTAGACAAGAAAAAATCAAGTAATTTAAAATTTAGTTATAAAGAAATGCCTGAACTAAAACCTATTGCAATCCCAACAAAGGGTAAAGGGTTTTGGAAAGGTATTGCAATGTGGTTACT